GCCCTACAGGGTTCATTAAATGGTGCATTAGATTCTATTCAAAATAATATTACAGGATCTATTAGAGAAGTTATTACATCAGTAACAAGACCAATTACATCAGCAATCAATACTGTTACTAATTCAATTACTGGTGGATTCAATCAGATTGTTGGTACAATATCTGGCGGTGTAAATGGAATAATAAATAATATCACAGGTGGTATTACAGGTGCGATTGGTGGGATACTAAATGCTCCTGCAGCACAAATCGGTGGTACTATTTCTAGTGGAATTAGTAGTGTGACTAACAGAATTTCGTCCGGTATACGCGGACTCTTTGGATAATATAATAGGAGTATATAATGGCTTTACCTAGAATTGATTCACCAAAATACGAGCTTAGGATTCCTAGCTCTGGTGACACAGTGGAATATAGACCATACCTCGTTAAAGAAGAAAAACTTTTAATGATGGCTATGGAAACAAAAGATCAACAGCAAATGATTCGTGCTTTACGAGATGTTATTGCTGGTTGTACTGAAGGCAAGATCCAAGCAAATGATCTTGCAATGTTTGATTTAGAATACGTCTTTCTTAAGATTCGTGGAAAATCAGTGGGTGAAACCACAAGGGTTAATTTGAAATGCAAATCATGTGACCATAAAAATGAAGTAGAAATTAATCTTGACGAAGTTGAAGTACAAGGCGAAGTAAAGAAAAACGAAAAGGTTGCTTTAACTGATAGTGTTGGTGTTGTACTTAGATACCCAACAGTAAAAGGAATTCAAAAGCAACTTGGTAAACAGGGTGGAGATCAAAGCGAAGTAACTATGGCTGCAGTAGCAAGTGCTATTGAATCTATTTACGATGCTGAAAATGTTTATCCAACTGAAGATGAAAAAGCTGAAGATGTAATTAGCTTTCTTGATTCATTAACATCATCTCAATTTAAGAAGATTTCTGAATACTTTGAGGATATGCCAAGACTGAAACATGAGGTAAATTTTAATTGTAAAAGTTGTAAAGAAGAAAATAGTCAGACCTTGGAGGGTCTAACGAATTTTTTCTAGTGGCTCTCTCACATGACTCATTAGAGAATTATTATAAGACTAATTTTGCTTTAATGCAACACCACAAATATTCTCTAACGGAGCTTGACTCAATGATACCGTGGGAGAGAGAAATTTACGTTATGTTACTTAATCAGTTTATTGAAGAAGAAAATGAAAGAATAAAACAACGTAATAAGCGTGGATAACTAATATGGCAGAAGATCTAGGTCGCTCATTAGAGCAATTGACCGCTACAATTCAAGAGCAAAATAAAGAGTTAAAACAAAAAGACTCTTTAAATGACCTCGATAAAAGTATTACTGCTTTAGAAAAAAGCGGTACGGAAAACTCTGCCAAATTGAGGGAAACCTTAACGCAAGTTCAAATATCTCTTGATAGTGCGTCTAATGAAGAGCAAATGGAATTAGCTCGAGAACAATTAGACGCACTTCAGGGATTAGCGGGAACTGAAGAAGAAAATCGAGAAACTGCCAGACGTCAAGAAGAAGCAAATGAATTTTTGTCTCAACTTGTATCTGGTATTGATGGATTAGCAGATGCTTATGATAAACAATTAGATGCTATGAAACCTTCTGGTGGATTATTAGCTGGTCTTGGTGCTGTAGCATTATTGTTCATGGATCCTGAAACATTATTTGCTGGTGTTAGAGCCGCAATTGATGGTGTATTTGCTATTGTTGATTCTATTAAAATGTTTTTAGATGGAGACATTAGTGAAGGATTGGCTTTGCTTGGAGAAAATATTGGAGCTGTATCTGCAATTATTGGTACTACTGTAGTATTATTTTTTGGACGTCTTGCTCGTTTAGTAGGTTCATTAGTAAAAGGCGTACGAGGAATAATCCGAGTTGTTTCAAAAGTTGGTAGATTTATTGGAGCATTAGCCGGTCGCTTTGGCGGTTTAGTAAAAATCTTTGGTAGACTATTCCTTCCATTTACGATTATTACTGGAGCTATTGGTGCTATTCAAGGAGCAATTGATGGCTTCAAAGAAGGTGGTATATTAGGTGGACTCGAAGGTGGTATCTCTGGATTATTAACCACTATTATTGGCTATCCACTAGACTTATTAAAGAGCGCTGTAGCTTGGATTGCTGGTAAGCTTGGATTTAAAAATGCTGAAGCTACTCTAAATGAATTTTCGTTTTCAACATTGATTAGTGATTCTATTGGCTCAATTTTTGATATGGTTAAAGGAGCTTTCAATTGGATTGGAACTCTATTTACTGATCCTGTTGCTGCATTAGAATCTTTAGCTATGGGTCTTATTGGTCCCGATGGTATTTTAGGTGTAGTTACTGCTCCAATCGATAAAGCAATTAATTGGGTTATGGGTTTATTTAATCTTGGAGATCCTGATAGAGACTTCTCGCTTTATGACGTTCTATATACTCCAATTGATAAAACAATTACATGGTTACAAGGATTATTCACAGATCCAGTTGCAGCGTTACAACAAGCATGGAATGGCTTAGTTGGAGATGGCGGACTAATTGATATAATCTATTCTCCTATTGATAAAGCAATTGCTTGGATCCAAGGTCTGTTTGGCTGGGGAAATCCTGAAGAACCATTTAAACTTTCAACACTAGTAAAAGATGCTTTCACTTCAGCAAAGGAATGGTTTACCGGCTTGTTTACTTGGGCTGCCGAAGCAAGCCAAGAGAATTTCATATTAGACTTATTCAATAATACTATAGAAAAAGTCAAAACATTCTTTACAGATCTATTTGATTTCTTACCATCGTTTGCTGAAATAAAAGCTTCGTTGCTTTCAATTCTTCCAGACTTTATGAAGCCAGAATCAATAGAAGAAGCTCGTCGCGGGATTGAAGAGCAAATTGCAAATGAGCAAGCTAGAATTCAAAGATCTGAATCTGGTGAAAATGAGTATTATGGCAGCGAAGAATCTGGAAGAGAAGATTCAATAGCAGAAATAGAAAAATTACAAGCTCAATTGGCAGAACTTCCACAGGCAAATAAGGGTGGCTTTATGAAAGCACCTGAGTCTGGTGGATTAGCTATGTTACACGGTGCGGAAATTGTAGCACCACTTGATTCTCCACAAGGTAAGGTACTAATGGCAATCAATGATCTTATGAATGCTAAGTCTGCTGCTGGTGCTGGTGAATATGGTGGAATGGGTGGACCAATGATTGTACAAGGTGGAAGTAATTCTACTTCAAATAATACCAATAACGTATCTACTTCAAGTTATACTATCCAACAGGGTATTACACCAGATGATTTCCTCAAACGAGACTTTGTAAACTTCTCATATTGATAAAAAAAGGGACCCCGAAGGGTCCCTTTTCTCTTATTGGCCTGAAGCCAACTTTTGGAAATAACTCAAGGTATCATCATCACCTTCCGATGTTTCTGGTACTGAGTTACTTGTTACTCCAGGAGATGCTTCTACTGGTTCATAACGAGATGGAGCTGGTTCATCAAGTGATACCGACTCTGCCGTAGTCATTACCATATCCTCTTGGCCGAGAACACGATTCAACTTTGTTTTTAGTTCATCGTATGTTTTATAGTTTTTAGGATCGAGGAAATCCTGCAAGCTGTACAAACGATTGTAGATACCTTCTAGCTTTTCGTCATCATCAGATAAAGCAGAAGCATTAGCAAACTCAGATTTATCGTAGTTACGATAACCAGCTACTTGCTGGATCTTAAGTTTGAAATTCGCACCATCCCAGAAATCAAACGGATTTACTGGATCCTCATCGGCAAACTGTGGTTGCATAACATCCATGATCTTATCAAAGATCTTTTTACCAAACTTATAAAGGAATACTTTACCTTCATTGTCTGGGTTACCTGGATCAGAGACGACCTGAATATTTGCAACATAATGCAAGCGACGTTTACGATCACGAGCAGTCTGTTTATCTTCTTCTCGACCAGAATTCCAAAGGATAGAATTCATTTCAGATACTGGATCTTGTTGGCCAATAGAAGTCAATGAGTTTTCGATATACCAAAGTCCGGATGGGCCTTGGAAACCATGATCCCAATAACGAACCCAAGGGAGATCCTCGCCTTCGGGTGCTGGTAGGAAACGAATTACTGCGTAACCATTACCTGCTTTATCGACTGTTGGTTTCCACAAACGC